GACCAGCCGTGGCACGGCGGCGGCGTATGCGGACCCGAGCGGCCTCCGCTACGGGGTCTATCAGGGCGACCGCTTCCCCGACGGCTCGACCCATTGGGGCAAGTACTGGAAGCACAGCCGGGTCATCGTAGTGCTGAAGCGGTACGAGGACCGGAAGGATTTGTGGGCGCATGAAGTACGGCATGACGTACTAGGCACCGAAGAACACCCCGCGTTATACTTCAACGGCAGTTCTCTCAACCTTCCTTGAGGCTTATGACAGACACACCGCAGAATGTCACCATCCCTGCCACGCTCGCCGTTGGCATCCTCAACTATATGCGCCAGCGTCCCTACGCCGAGGTTGCGGCTGGGGTACAGGCGCTTGAAGCGGTCCTGAACGAGCAACTGCCAAAGGCCGAACCGGAGTAACCGATGAAGTCCACGCGCTACCACCTGACCGAAGCCGCCCCACAAATCCGTGCCGAGTCCGACCTCCCGCCCGGTATTGCAGGGCGCGTGTCGGGCGTGGCGCTGACCTATGAGGTGGTGGACAGCTATCAGACGATGTTCGCCCGCGAGTCTGCCAAGCGGACCATCAACAACAAGGTCTCGGCTCGCAAGGTTCCGCTCCTGATGGACCACGAACGGACCAGCAAGGCGCACGTGGGCGTGGTCACCGAGATGCGGGAGATGGGCGATGCGGTCGTGATGACCGCCGACATCTTTGACACCGCCGACGGTCGGGCCGCGTTGGAGTACGTCAAGGCAGTCTTGGCAAGCGGCGCCTCGACGGGGTTCAGCATCGGGTTCATCCCGCGAGCCTCGGAGATGGTGACCGTCAATGGCAAGCCGGTCGAGCGGTTCACCGAGATTGAACTTCGCGAGGTGAGCATCACGCCGATGCCTGCCGTGCCGGGGGCAGAGATTGCCTCGGCCCGTAATGAGGATATGGAGACCACCGACCCGGTGGCTCAACTGGAGGAGGAGGAGTCGCCCGAGCGCACGGACGATGAACTCCTGCTACTTGCCGCTCGTGCCGCGTTAGATGCGCTGTCTGACGAAGCACGGATGGCATTGCTGGACACATACAAGCCCACGCCTGTCGCTACCGAGACGGCTTCGTCTGATGCCCCTGTGGTATTGGATACGCCCACCTCGACGGACAGCACGGCACGGTATGCCAAGATGGAGGACCGTATCAAGGCGGTGCGGTCATCGTTCGTCCTACCCAAGTAACGAGAGAACACGACAATGAAGGCCCCACTTGTTTCCAAGAACCGCGCCGCGAACGAGTTCCGCGAGCAGGCGCACAAGCTCCGTAGCGAGCTTATGGACCCGACCGCCAGCTTCACGGCGGAGGAAGTTGAGAAGCGCACCGCTGACATCCGTGCGCTTGAGATGCGGGCGCAGTCTGCCGCCGAGTTCACCGCTGATGCCGAGGTCGCCCGTCAGGGTGGCGACGAGGGCCTTGTGCGGATGGACGTCAGCGGTGCTGACCGCACCGAGTTTGCTGGGATGAAGGACGCGAGCGAGAAGGTCCGCTCGGTTCTCGTCAAGGCGTTCCCCTCCATCGGCTCGTATGTCCGCGCCGTGGCGAAGGGGCCGGCGAATGCGAAGGAGGCCGAGGCGCTTCGCACGGTCGATATGATGACCCGCACCATCACCGGCTCGACCAACGGTGGTGAGTTCCTCCTCCCGCTCTCGCAGGTTCCCGAGATTTTCTCGGTGAGCAATGCCCAGCCGGGTCTCTTTCAGTACGCCCGCCGCTACAACGTGCCGGGCCGTTCGCTCCGTATCCCGTATCTCTTGCAGGACGAGGGTACGTCCACCCTTAACCGCCCAATGGCGGGTAAGATTGCGAACGTCACCATCGTTGGCGAAGGCGCGACCAAGCCGGAGCGTGACCCGAACTTCGGTCAGCGTCTCCTCACGATGTATAAGTACGCCGCTGTGACGGAGTTCGGTGACGAACTGCTTGGCGATGACTTCACCGGCGAGCTTCCCGCCGAGGTGACTGCCGCTGTCGGTGGGCAGGTCATCAACAAGATTAACGAAGACATCACCATCGACGGCACCGGGTCGAGCCAGCCGCTCGGCGCGTTCAACACCAACAACTCGGCGCTCCTCAAGGTCGTGCGTCAGACCGCGAACGAGTTCAAGGCGCGTGATGCCTTCCAGATGTACGAGCGTCACACGCACGGCCCGAACTCGGTGTGGATGATTTCTCGCCGCGTGCTGGCCCAGTTGTTTGCGATGCAGACCACGAACAACACGATGGTCACGTGGATTCCGAACCTCCGCGACAAGCCCCAGATGACCCTCCTCGGGCTTCCGGTCATTGTCACGGACCTCCTCCCGACGCTCGGGACCGAGGGCGATGTGGCGCTGGTGAACGGCGACTTTTACGCGATGGGGCTTCGTCAGGCCCTCACGGTCGAGTCCTCGATTCACTACAAGTTCGTGAACGACATCACCACGTACCGGTTCGTTGCTCGCGCCGGGGGCATCCCGCTCCCGACCTCGACCTATGCCTACGCGATTGACTCGTCGGGCAACAAGGTTGACGAGCATAGCCCGTTCGTTGTGCTGGACAACACGGCCTCTGCGTAAGCCGAGAGCCAAGCGCACAGTCGGTGCGGAGGGGGCCATCACCCCCTCCGCTTCGGCGCTTCCGTCAGCAGTTGAAGTGACCGTCCGTGTGAAGGCCCTGATTAACGGACAGGTGTATGAGAAGGGCCAACAGATTGTGCTTCCTACGGCGCAGGCCGAGGAGCTATTTGCGGGAGGGGTGGTGGCGTCTCGGGAGCAGATTGACCGCGTGTGGGCGAGTGCAGGCCGGATACTGTCTCCGGGCCTTATCACCTCGCACTACACGGCAACGCCCTACGACTCGTCCGCGCTCAAAGTCTTACAGTTGACCGCCTACGACCCCGGCTCGGCGGTCTATCGCTACCACTCGGCGGCGAACACGGTGCCGGGGGTAGTGTCGGCGCTGGTTCGGTACGGACACACCAACAAGCATTGCGACTTGCGCCAATGGGATACCGATATTGACGCGACCACCATCCAGTTACTCTACGAGACAGCGGATGTGGTGCATAGTCACATGGACTACTGGGTTTTGCGGAACCAGCTTCGGCGGGGGACGCGGGACGGCCTCATTCAAGCCCTGACCTATCACGGCTCGGTCGACCCCGGCAATATGGCTGGCTCGGTCAAGGTCAACGACGGCGGGAACGATGACCGAATGGACGCCATCTGCTTTGGCGCCAGACCCTACCACCACCGCCTCGGCATCAAGCATTGGCTTCCTATCCCGATGCCGGTGGATGACTACCAGCAGATTGCAAAAGAAGAAGCCGTCAAGTCCAAGACGTTTCGCGTGGCGCACAGCCCGACGATGCGGCGGATTAAGGGGACGCAAGAGTTCCTCCGGGCCTGTGACTACCTCAAGATGCACGAGAACATCGACATCGAGCCGGTGCTGATTGAGGGGATGGAACACGGCGCGGCTTTGCGGCTGAAGGCGTCCTGCGATGCGGTGTTCGATAGCTTCTGGTTGGGGATGCAGGGGTCGGGCTTGGAGGGCGGGGCGATGGGCAAGGCGGTCATCGCGGGCGACCCCGAGGCGCAGAACGATTTGGTGAAGCTCGGCATCCCGGTGCCGTGGACGGTGGCGAACGACGAATATCAGCTACGGCAGGTCTTGGCGAAACTCGCGCAGGACCGTAGCTTCTATGCGGCAGAAGTTGAGCGGGTGCATCAGTACGTGCGGACCTACCACGACTACCCGGTGGTGGGGGCGAAGTACGCGGCAATCTTGACCGAGGCAAAGCGCAATGGCCCTCCCTACCGTAGCTGACCTAAAGACCTATCTCCGCATTGAAAGCAACGCCGAGAATGCGTTGCTTCAGGCGTTACTCGACCGGGCAAAGGCGCAGATGGAAGTCTGGACCGATGTGCCGGTCACCGCTGTCAGTACGACGGCGGTGGACCGAGCAGACACGATTGACCCCCAGCCCTGCCTCTCGCTCATCTTTCCCCAGCGGCCTATTGGCACCACGGCGACCATCGTGGACTCCGAGGGCGTGACGGTCCCGGCGACCGACTACACTATCAATCAAGCCTCGGGCGTTATTTACGCCAATGCGGGCTACTCGTTCCCGTATGGCCCCTACACCATTACCACCAACTGCGGACTGTCTCTACGGGGCGATTACGCGAGAATAGAGCCGGTTTTGTCGCAATGCATCATCGACTTGGCGGCGGACCTCTATCAAAAGCGCACCCCAAATGCCGCCAATGAGACGGCGGCTGGTACCTCGATTAGCTGGGATGTCTCGCGGGATACGGCGGCTCGGGTGCTAAAGGTGCTTCGGACGTTCAAGCTCGCGGTGGCTGGCTGATGTACGTCGCTCCCGGCCTCCTTGATACCCGCCTCGCGTTCTACCGCCGTGACCAGAACGGCGGCGACGGGTTTGCCCGGTCGGTCTATGTCAAGACCGGCATCTTCTGGGGCCGACTCGACGCCACGGCCCAGCGGCAGAACATTGGCGGGGCGCCGATGTCGCACTCGGACATCCGCACCACGTTCACCGCGACCGTCGCGGAGTACGTCGAGGTGGACCCCTTCGGACTGGTCAAGCAGGAAGGCGACGAGACCCTGTATTACATCCGAGGTGTAGTCACGATGCGGGCCTTGCAGGGCCAGCGGATTGACCTCGAAGCCATCGACCCGTCCTCGTACAACACGTTCACGATTTACGACCCCGCTGAAGTGACCGATGGGGAGCATCTGCTTCTCGGCGCGACGGCGTTCTCCACGGCCTTTGATGAGGCGTTTGACTAATGGCAGAGACCCCGAAGGTTCTATCCGCGCTTCTCGCGCAACTCCCTGACAACACCACGGGCGATATTAGCGCCGAGGACATTCGGGACGCGGTGGTCAGCCTGTTCCCGAGCCGAGGACAGTTGGATTTGACCGCTTCGGCGCAAACGACATTTGTTGCCAAGAACGTGTATTACAAGCTGGCTGGGACTACAGCCCTTGATGCGACGTTGGGGCAGGATGGGTTTTCTCAAGCATCCAACAACGAACTGCGAGCGACCAAGGCGGTGAATCAGGTATTGCTGGTGACGGCAAACGTCGAACTAGTTTGCACCGCAAACAACAAAGCCTATGGCATCACCATCGCCAAAAACGGCACGCCGCTCTCAAACGTTCATGTTTCTGCCATCCTGTCGGATTCCAACGAAGGCTATGGCTTCTCGTTGACCGCGCTTGTTCCGACTGTGGCAAACGATACCGTGTCAGTTTTTGTTCGCAACGAAACCGATACAACGGCGGTAACGGCGACGGCGCTTAGTCTCTCGGCTGTGGGGTTCATTCGCTGATGGACGCTCGCCTCATCTGCGGTCAGGACGTTCGGCGGTCGGGCATCTGGCCTACCGACGAGGCACGCATCGAGGCGTTTATCCAGCGGTTCGGCGGCGTGCTAGAGGCGGCTCCGGTTGGCGACGCCGCCATTATGCTCCGCTGGACGCATAACGATTTAACGCGCACCGTCACGGGAATTACGGCGCGTGAGGCATTGCGAAAGTTGCGGGTTGAGGTTGAGGCGTGAGCAGTTTTGACCGCATTCTGCTAGAGGATGGCGATGACATTCTCTTGGAAAGCGGAGCCTATCTTCGGTTAGAAATCGCGCCTGACAGCATCGCCTCAACCGTCGCAATCGCGGCAGAAGCCTATGGCGATACGAGCGTCGCCCAGCTACTGACCGCCGCACTAGACGGCGCGGCAGAAGCCTACGGCGACCTTATTGTCGTGCAGACCCTTTCTGGGTCGCTGACCGGCGACGCGGAAGCCTACGGCGACTTCGTTGTGGTGTCGGAGATTGTGATGACCGTCACAGCCGCAGGCGAAGCCTATGCGGACTTTGTGGCGGAGCAGGCGCTATTGGCGGCGGTTGATGGGCAGGCCGAGGCGTTTGGCGATGCCAGCGTCGACCAGTTGCTTGCCAGCGCGATTGACGGAAGCGCGGAAGCCTATGGCGACCTTGCTGTCGACCAGCTTATCGCAGGCGACCTAACCGGCAATGCGGAGGCGTCTGGCGACCTCGCGGTCGTGCAGAGCCTTTTGGCGGACTTGGCGGCGACAGCGGAAGCCTCGCAGACGATGGCGGTGAGCCAGTTGCTTGAGGCCGCGTGGACCGCCTCGGCAGAAGCCTCTGGTGATGGGACGCTGGTGCCGACGGTTGTTGCCGCCTTGACCGGCACAGCAGAGGCCAGCGGTGCGGCGGCACTAGAGCAGTTGCTTGGCGCTGTCCTGACGGCAGGCGCCGAAGGCTTTGGTAACTTGGAAATCCGCGAAGCCATCTTTGCCACGCTGACGGGGAGTGCCGAGGCATCGCTGGCTGGCGTCGGGGTGCAGGTGCTTCCTGCTACGATTACCGCGTCGGCTGAAGCCTCTGCCGACAACTGGCAGATGAGCTATCAAGTGGTGTCGGTGCGCGGAATTGCTTATGATTATTCGGGGGTGTACGCGCCAGTCACCGATTGGTCGAGCGACTACGCATTGGTCGTGGAGCAGTCGAGGCCGTATGCCGCCGTGATGGATGGCTCGACCGACTATGCGTTCGTGGTGGAACAGTCACGCCCGTATAGTCCCGCGCAAGACTTCTCGCAGGGGTATCCGTAATGACGGTGACAAATACCAGCACGGTCTCCAAGACCATCCATCCGAACAACGCCTATCTGGTGCGGAGCAAGATTACGTTCTTCAACTCGAACACGAATCAGTTCGTGCCGTGGACCGGGTTGGCGAATGTGTCGGTGACGTTCTACGAGGACGCGCTTGGCACCCAGACCATCGCAGGGTTGAGCGGCTTGGGGATGAGCGAGATTGGCGCGACGGGCGTGTATTACGTTGTCGTACCAGCCGCCAATACCGCCATCCTCGGCACTACCTATAACGGCGACACGGTGTATCAGATTGTCAGCGGCGGGACCAATAACGCTATCAAAGTCGTGACCCCGTTGGCGGTCACTCAACCGCGCTACGCGCAACCCGGAGCAGAGTAAATGGCAAAGTCAACTGGATGGACTAACGCGGTGCGGAACCTGATGGCGGACGCCATTGACGGCGAGTATAACGACGGCTACCTCCGCATCTATGACGGCACCCGTCCTGCGACCCCGGCGACGGCGGTGACAACGCAGGTGCTTTTGGCGGAGCTTCGCTTCCCGAACCCTGCCGCCGCGTCCGTGACCAACGGCGTCATCACCTTCGGCTCCATCTCGCCTGACACCTCTGCAAACGCAACGGGGACGGCAAGCTGGGCGAGATGCCTCAAGTCGGACGGCACCACGGCGATTTGCGACCTCAACGTCGGCACCTCGGACGCCAACATCATCGTGGCGACCACGGCGATTTCGGCTGGGGTGCAGGTGTCGGTGACCAGCGCGACGGTGACGGTTGCCGCGACTTCGGCTCTCTGATGACCGTTAAAGTCACGGACCTCTCGCCGCAGTTCTTGAAGCAGTATCGGGATGCCTCACGGATGGCACTCGATGCGGCGGCGGCATTGTACGAGGGGAACGTGAAGAAGCGGTTCTTCAAGGGCTACTATACCAGCCAAGCCTTCCGGTCTACGGCACAAATCGTCCAGCACGTGATGCGCGACGAGCCGACGTTTGGAGGCAATGGCTGGTATACGAAGGTCGGCGTCCCTGACGGGATTATGGCAAAGCCAAAGTCCAAGAAGTCACAACGCAAGTTCTTCCGTAAGCTGGCACGAAGCACGGCTATGCCAGCTACGGTCGGCAAGATTGCGCTGGCGTGGGAGCTTGGGCATCACAACATCTTCACGCGCAAATGGGAGCGGGTTGCCATTTTTAAGCCGATTGCCTTTGAGTCCGCAAAGGCGATGATTGATACCTACAACCGCGTCCTAAATCGCTATATGGAGCGCGGGAGGCCCGTCCGATGAGTAAGCCACGGTTCGCCACAAAGGGCGCGATTACCACGCCCTCGACGGCCTCGACGGTCCAGATTTACAGCACGCTCCGACGGGCCTTGCTGGACTACGTATCCTCGGACAATCAGACGCTCTCGCAGTTCATCGGGGACCGCATCTACGTTCGGGCGCAACCTGAACCGGCGCAGTTCCCGTACCTGACCTTGCTAATGGACCGGACAAGCCTGCCCGCGTTTAACGGTTACCGGGAGACGGCCTTGTTAGAGGTACAATGTATTGGCAAGCCGGAGAGCCAGTTGCCGCTTGTTGAGACGGCGATGGACATTGTAGACCAATGCCTGACGGCCTACTCGGACCCGTCCTCGGGCCTGATGGTCGGGCGGTCGCGGACGCGGCAGACTATCCCGCAGATGACCGACCCAGCGGACTCGTCGGTCGTAGGGGTGATTGGCACTTACGAGTTCTTCCTCTGGCCCCGTGTGTTAACCGTTCGAGCGAATTAGATTCCACCCCACCACCCTCCGTAGGATAGACCTATGACTGCACCGCTGACTGGCTACACCTCCTCCCTTCCGAGCGATGTCCTGCTCGACTCTGGCGTTCTGTACGTCGGGGCTACCGTGTTTGGCGCCTTTGCCGGGGGTCTTAAGTTTGACCCCGGCGTGACCTATCGGGCCGCTGACTTTGACGGCAAGCGGTCGCCCGTCAAGGGCCTTGACCGCGTGACGATGCGGATGCCGAAGATTTCCGGCACCTGCATCCAGCTTTCGACCACCAACGTCGGGCAGATTGAGCCGGGTGCCGCGACTGCCGTAACCGGCGCGTGGACGGCCTCGACCTCTTACGCCCCCAAGTCGGCTGGTCAGTTGCTCGCCTCGGGCGACTACCTCTCGGATGTTCGGCTCATCTATCAGCGCGGCGGGGCCACCTCGTCGGCTGGGAGCTATGTGCAGGTGCGCTTCCCGTCTGGTCTTTGCACCAAGTACGATATGACCGGGCAGGACGGGGCCGAGATTGCGATTGCCATTGAGATTGAGGCGCGTCTTGACCCCACCCTCTCGGGCTTCACGGCAATCGGCTCGGCGCCGTTCCGCATCGAATACCTCACCTCTGTCTGATAAGGACTGATGATTAACCTCGACGAGTTGGTGAACCCGGCACGCCTACCGCGTGTGACGCTGTTCGGACGAGAAATAGTGGTGCGCCCCTTGACTGGGGCGTCCGCGCATAAAATCGCCGCGCTGTCCACGCAGGATGGCGCTGGCGATGCGATGCTCGGAGCGTTGCTGGAAGTCGTGCGGTCCAGTTGCCCGGACCTGACCGACAAGGAAGTGGACACCCTGACCGTGGACCAGATTGCCGCGCTTATCCAGTTGAGCCGCAATCAGGTGTCCGAGGTCGAGGCGATGCTCGCGGAGCGGTCGGAAAAAAACTGACCGAGGCGACGGGGCAATCGACCGTCGCCGTGCCGTGGGACGCCGAGCAGTTTGTGCGGCGGGTGGTGGTGGAGGTGTCGCGGGACACGGGGCAACCCGTCCGCGTGGTAGCGGGGGAATCGTTTGCGATAACGCTTTGGATGTGGGCGGAGTTGCGGGCGATGGCGAAAGAAGCGACGGTCGAGCGGATGGGGGAGCGGACGGACTTGGCAGGGCAGGTCGCCATCGCGTTCCATCAGCCGCAAGACTTGCAGAAGATGGAGATGCGGTACTTGAAGGCGGCGGGGCAGTTGTCGCAGATGTTTGACCAGACGCGGGAGCGGCTGACGGCCCTGTCTCAACGGATGGCGAAAGCCGTCGTACAGGAGTAAGCAATGCGGGTCTTTTCCGTTGAGATGCTGGTCAAGGAGGAGGGCGCGGCAGTTGTCGAAGCCGCGCTTAAGCGTCTCAAGAAAGAGACGCAAGATGTCGCCGCCGAGTTTAAGAAAACAAGTGGAGCCGCAGGCGATTTTGGCAGACAGTCGCAGACGGCTGGCGGCAACGCGCAAATCGCTGGGGACCGAGCGGCAAAGGCCGCGATTGGCTTTGCGGCGGTCGGGCAGTCGATTGCGAGAACGGGGTCCGTTACTGCCGATGCTGGGACTCGTATCATTGAAGCTGGCTCGCAGATTGCGATGATGTTCGGTCCCGGCGGACTTGCTGTTGCCGCCCTGCTTGGCTTTGCCGCCGCCGCTGTCACTTCATTTGGCAAGGCTGGCAACGAAGCAAAGAAGATGGCAGAGGAATCGACTAAAGCTCTGCGCGAAATGGTGCTGTCCGGTGACATTACCAATATCGATAAGCAACTGCGTGATGTTCAGCAGGGTGTGCTTGACCTGACCACCGGTGAGTTTGTCGGTGGCTTGGATGATTTGCGCGAAAAGTATAAGGCGCTCAATGAGCAAATTGCCGCAACCGTTATTACCGAGAAGGGTAGAATGGTCGGCGGGCAGAATCAGGTGTATATCGCCTCAAAGCAAGAACAGGCGTATAACAAACTGGTGACAAGTGCGGCTGACCTGCGAAAGCAGATTCAGGGACTTGAAGCAGATGAAGCGAAATTACTCAAGGCGCGTCAGCTTGCTACAGCATTTGTCAAGCCAGAAAGCACCAAGACTGGCAAATACGAACCATCGCTTTTTGAGGCGGCTCGGACGAGCATCCTCAAACAAAAGACACAATTTAAGGTGCCGGAGCCAGAACTACCTCCGATTTTGCCGACAGGGTTCCTTGATACGGTCAAAGGCGAGCTTGAGCAAACGGCGGTTGACCTTGAGAGGCTTGGTGTAGATGCGATGCTCCCAGTCGGTGCCACGATTGGCTCTGGACTGTCGCAGGGCTTGGCGCAGGGCATCGAAGGCGGCGTGCGGTCTGGCTTGGAGTCGGCAATCGCCTCTGGCAACATCGGTGATGCGTTCAAGGCGATGGGACAATCCATCATTCAGTCGATGGCACGGGCTATGGTGGATGTGGCGCTCAAGGCTATCAACTTCTCCAAGATGCTTGCGAGCATCCAGCAGTTTATGGCAGGCCGTCCGCTCTTGGCTTTGGCGGCGGCAACGGCGCTTCTGGTGATGGCGCGAGCCGCTGGTGGTGGCGCAGGGACCGGCGGTATGACGGCGATGGGAACGCCTAGTGGTTTGGCCTATGCGCCAATGTCAGCCGGTCCAGCACCGATGGCGCCGACCCAACTTATCTTTGGGCAGACCTCGGCTACCACGGCGGCTGGGATGACTCCTCGGCAGTCGATGAACATTACGGTCATCGGCCCGAACGACCCGTCGGCTCAGCGTGCGATTCAGGAATTGATGACGAAGGCGAATAGCCGTGGGAGGGTGGGCTGATGGCAACCATCACGTTTACAGACGGCACCGGTGCCGCGACGCTGGACAACGGCACGACCAGCATTAGCACAGGGGTCGGCTCGCGGTTCGCGGACTGGACGCCGTTTCAGCGTCCGATTGGCCCTCGGGTTCCGGCCCTCGGCACCGGGCGTCCGTACCAGTTCCGCTTTCGCACCGACTTCGGCGCGAGCTTCACGATGACGGACATTCCGAACAGCAGTATGGCGACGATGCTCCGCTGTCAGGAATGGTTGCTTCGTGGCGAGTCCGTCACGGTCAACACCGGAGACGCGGCAAGCCGGAGCTATACGACCTGTTATCTGGCACCCGATGGCGATGTGACCATTACGTTGCAGGACAAGAATCTGCTTCTTTACTCGATGTCTTTCGTGCTGATTAACGGCGCGGCCTCTCCCTCTGCGATGCTCTGCATCTACGACTGATGGCGACACAAGCCTACCGCCTTCGCATCCGTAACGCCGCCGATAACGCGGACACGCTCGTTGTCACCTCGGTTCGAGGCGGCACCAATCCCTATATCACCGGTATCCCGAATGGCGATGGGCAAGAAGTAGACCTGCTAACAGGGGCGGTTCGTACTGGCGCCTATGTGGTTGAGGTCATCGATGTAATTACGGGGGTCGATAGCACCGGCACCCTGCGACTTGTTACCAGCCAGATTTACGATGGCGTCGAGGGCTATCTGCTCCTCGAAAATGGCGACAAGATTCTGCTGGAAAACGGCGACCCGATTGAGCTAGAAGCCAACAACGCCGAGTTCGGGCGTCCGCACCTGCTCTCGCGCAAGGCGTTCTTGGAGATGTCCTCCAACAACGGCTCGTCGTGGGATGTCTGGCAGGCGGGCTATCTGACGAGCGTGCGGCAGATTGATGCTATCCGGTACGCCTTTACCATCAGCAACACGCGGCGAGTCGAGCAGACTCAACGTATCTTCGCGTGGGACCGGGCGGCGGAACGGACGGCCTTCCCGAAGCGCGGGTGCTTGTTTGGCGGGCCCGTTATCGGCGGCTTCGGCGCGTCCGAAGGGTCGGACCTCACGCCAGACTCGGGGGGCTGGGAGTTCAGCATCCTCGACACGGCGACCAACTTCCTGTCGGGCGATGGTAGGTACTCGGCGCTCGTCTCGCTAGACTTCGTAGCGGCGTATCTCCAGCCGAACTACGAGCGTAAGACGGTCTTGGCGCAGACGGACTTTGAGAAGCTCTATAGCAATATCGCGCCGTTCGTGTCCTACGACACGCCAGACGCGGTGCCGGTCGGAACGAATTGGGCAGGGCTAAACGACCGCTCGCCGGTCTATGCCTATCCCGGCGTCAGGGCGTTGCTGGCGGATAGCGCGGGCAATACGTGGGAAGGCACCATCCGTGGCCTGTTCACGCCGCAGAGCAACCTGAACTACTCAACGCAGTTCACGCAGGTCGGTGGCGAGCGTCGGCTGTTCGTGCAGTTGGATGGCTCGTCGGTCGATAGCTTTGGCAACATCACGCCTGCGATGACGCCGGGGACGCCGGTGCGAGTGCGGGGCGTGAGTGCGCTGACCACCGAGCAGTCGCCACTCTACTTTGACGAGCATCCGGTTGACGTAGCCACCAAGCTGTATCAACTCATCGGCCTGACGGTTAATAGCGCCTCGGCAGATGCGGTCAAGGACGGCATCGGGCCTGACACGTATCTGGCCTGCCGGATTACCGAGCCGCAGAATATGGCGGAGTTCTTGGAGTCTGCGCTGTTTGGGCCGTTTGGCTTTGCCGCTCGCACGAACGCTTCGGGCGAGATTGAGTTCTTCCTAACGCGAGAGCTTGGGACTGCCGCGCCGACGCTGACCATTACGGATAATGAGCTAGTCGGGGACAGCCCGCCGCCCATCTTCGACTTGGATGAGGCTACGGCGGTCACCGGTTACAGCATCAAGCAAAAGAAGTTTACCAAGTGGGTGCAGAACCAGCAGACCACGGAACAGCCACCAGCCGATATGCTGGTGGAGACCGAGGTGCCGTATGAAATCGTGACCGGCGACACCACCACGTTCTCAACGCGGATGGTGACGTATGACATCCCCGGCATGATTCACGAGAAGGACTCGTTCGTGCCTGACCCGCAGTTGTTCGCGTTAGCGGTGGCGCGTGAGGGCTTTGACCGCTTTGGACGCGGGGCGCCGTCGATGGAGGTCGAGGTTATCCGAGGTACGGCTCCTGCCGCCGCGCAGGTGGGTGAGTTAGTCTATCTCGACGCTGGCTTCTATCCGAACAAGAACTACCGCATTGGTGAGTCCTCGGTCGGCGCTCGCGTGGCGCAGGTCGTTCGGCGGGACGAGCGGCCCGAGTCGGTGGCGTTCAAGCTGGTCGATGCGGGCGTGTACGTTCAGCCAGCCCAGACCCCGACCATCACGGCCTCGGCAAGCACGAAAGACCCTCGCCGGGTGGCGCAGTTCACGATTACCAACGCCGCCGCGCTGAACACGAACGATGACATCGCGGTCACCATTGAATATGCGACGGGCGCCTCGGCGCCTGCCTCGGGCGTCAATGGCGTGACGTTTGCGCGGTACGAGCCGGGTCAAATCCCGACTGGGGCCGTGCCGCTGACGCCGGTGGTGCCGGGGTCGACGGTCTATGTGCGGGCGCGGTCGGAGCAACCGGGCCTGTTCCCGAGTGCGTGGACCGGCTGGCAGACGGTAAGCCTGACCACGTGGGATGCGCCAACGGCGGTAACGGTCGGAAGCATCACGAACAAGTCAGCGGTCGTGTCGTGGAATCTTGGTGGCAATACACAGGACACGATTGAGGTCTACGTCTATCCTGATACGACGGCTCCGGCAAACTGGCAGACGTATCGCTGGGCGGTCTTGCCTGCGGGGACCACGACCACGACCCTGCTCGGCCTGACGGCTTCGACGGACTACGTGGTGGGCGTGGCGTTCTTTGATGCCATCTCGCAGGTGCGCGGGACTATGGCGACCGCGACAACGTTCCAGACTACCAACTCGGCAGTCGGCGTAGCTGACCGACCTGCTGGCTTTGCCATCATCGATGGCGTCAACGATGCCACCTTACCGCAGGGTGTTGCGCTTGGACTATGGACGGCGCAGGGCGCGGACCAGACGGTCATCGAGCGGGCCAATAACCTGACCGGGCCTGACCGTCCAGACACCTACGCAGAAATTGCGGTGGTCCCGGCGAACACTACGATTTACATCGACGCGCTCCCGAGAAACGGCACAAAGTATTGGTATCGCATCAAGCATCGCACGGCAGGCAAGGCAGACTCTCAAGTCATCCCGCGTTATGGCACCTTGTCGGGAGCGACCTACTCTGGTCTGATGGCGGTGGCGACTGGCATCCCTGCCACCATTGAGCGGCCCTCTGGGACTGAAGCGGTATTGACTCCACAGAGTTCGTGGGAGTATTGGACGCCGCCGACGCCGCTGTTTAATGGGCTGGTGGTGCAAATCTTGCGTGAAGATGTGCAGAACCGCGCCTTTTTCTTCCAGTATCGGTATCGCACGCGCACCGGCAGTACCTATAGCGCGTGGACAGAAACGTTCTGGAATAACGAATACTACGCCGCCTCACCGACGGCGCCGTACTATATGAAGGCCGACTCGATTGACGATACGCTGGTGTATCAAATTGAGTGGCGTATCTATGGCGCGGACAATGATGGCAACATCGGCTACATCCGTGAAGGCACGACGGAGTATCCGCAGAACTACGGCGTCAATAACGCCATCATCAAGGTGCAGAAGCAGGGCTACAATAGCGGCTCTGGTAAGTACGAGGTCTGGTGGCGGTTCTTCTTCCAGCGTGGCAACAACACGCTCGACGAGGACGGCGATGATATTCTCGCGCAGTCCTTTACCACGCAGGTCGTTGCCGCGTCGGTTAAGAATCAGAGCGGCACCACAGCGACGAACGTTGCGACGGCTGGCACCAAAACGGTTGACGGCTGGAAGGCTACGTGGGATAGCACGGCGTCAGACGTCTGGACATATGAGATTAGCGTAGAAACGGAGTTGCCGCAGGACACCTATCTCGTCCAGCAGAACACCGACGAAGCGGATTCTCCATTTGTTGCGCCGACGTTTGGGCAGACGTTCGTGGGACCGAATGCGAGTGCTGGCGCTACGGGACCGACTGGTCCTGCTGGGCCAACGGGTCCGACCGGGGCAACAGGCCCGACGGGAGAAACTGGACCGACCGGACCAACCGGTGTGACTGGTGTTACCGGACCAACCGGACCAACTGGACCGACAGGAGCAACCGGCGCCACGGGTCCGCGTGGCTTGGATTGGCAGGGCGCGTGGAACAGCGGGCAGACGTACCTCGTCGATGAAGCCGTGTCGTATCTCGGCTCGTCGTGGATATGCATTCAGATGCACTCAAATCAGCCTCCGGCTGTTCCGTCGAGCTATTGGGACTTGCTTGCCGAGGTCGGCGCGACTGGTGCGACTGGTTTGATTGGAGCAACCGGCGAAACTGGCCCGACTGGACCAAGCGGTGAGACTGGACCCTCTGGTCCAACTGGTCCGAATGGATTGACTGGAGCGACGGGTCCGACTGGACCACAAGGCGACCCCGGATTGCCGGGGCCTGCGGGTCCGACCGGAGAGACTGGTCCGACAGGGCCAACCGGCGCACAGGGCAACATCGGCGCGACCGGTCCAGTTGGTCCGACTGGCGCGACAGGACCAACCGGCGTTACAGGTGTGACGGGACCGACTGGTCCGACAGGTCCTGTCAACGCGACTATTTCGACCAACACGCCCTCTGGAACGGGTACGACGGGGCAACTCTGGGCGCAGGTGGCGTAAGCGATGCCGATGTATTGGTGGGCCAACGCCTACAGCGTGTTGCTGAAGGAGGATGGCGACAAGATTCTGCAAGAGGACGGCTCGGCCTTTATCACCGAGGGCAGTACCGTCGGCGCAAGCTGGCGGCTGACCAACGACCTGTCCGTCTGGGATGGGTCGTGGAAGAACGTCCTGAACTGCTGGATTTACGATGGTTCGACGTGGAAGGTCTGCTACATCGACAACGCGATGAGCTTGGATGACTTTGACATCTTGGATGCTGGTGGCGGCACGCTCGTCATTTCGTGGGCCTACACCGGCACCCGCCCGCAGGATTGGCGCATCTATCTTGACAAGTCCACCGATAGCGGGGCAACGTACACAAACGTAGCAGACTACGATGTGACGGTCAGCCCGCAAAACTATAGCGGCAGTAACTCGGACTACTATCGGTTGCGTCTGGTCTTTGCCACAGATACGGCGTATCAAGCGACCGGTTCACCGAAGCTCCTTCAGCCACCCTATCCTACTTAACTGTGCGACTGCATCTGCTTGGTGTCCCTCACACCATCACGCATCCTCGCTTTTCACACGACGCTTTCACGAACAAAGTTCGCTACTTCGGGCCGATGATGCGTGGCCTCGACTATGAGGTCGTGCATTATGGCATCGAAGGGTCGCAGAGCGGTGCCACGGAAGATGTGGCGCTAATGACCGAGGACGAGTTCTACGACCTGCTCGGGCATCGGCTAGAGGACAAACAGCGGATGCACGTGGCGGATGCCCGCACGGACTCGGTGCTGTATCGCACCTTCAATGCGCGGCTTCGGGAACAGCTTGCCAAGCACGTGCGAAAGGGCGATGTCGTGCTACATTCGCTCGGCACAGGGCATCAAGGTTCTATTGGCAGTCACGACGGCGTAGACTGCGAGCTTGGCATCGGCTATCCGCAGAGCTACTTGCCGTTCCGTATTTTCGAGACGGCGATGTGGATGCACTATCACCAAGCCAAGTTTGGGCGTGGCGTGACGGCCTACGAGTGGGTGATTCCTCCCTACTTCGAGGCCGACGAGTGGCCCATTACCACCAAGCCTAGCACCCCGGCCTATTGCGCGTTCCTCGGGCGTATCTCCGAGACGAAGGGTTGTCATCTCATCGTGCAGATTGCGAAGCGGATGCCCGAGATGCGCTTCGTGTTGTGCGGGCAGGGCAACCCGACGCCGTTCTTGGTGGCGCCAAATATCGAATACAAGGAACCCATACACGGCGCGGAGCGAGCCGCCTATCTTGGCAACGCGGTGGCCTGTCTCTACCCGAGCCAGTATGCCGAGCCGGGTGGGGCGTCGGCGCTTGAGGCCATTCTCTGCGGGACGCCGGTGATTACGCCGAGCTATGGGTGCTTCCTCGAAACCGTCACGCACGGCGTGACGGGGTGGCATTGCCGCGTGCTAAATGACTGGGTTGAGGCCATCCGTCGGGCGCCATTGATGAATCGCACGGCAATCGGCATCGAGGCGCGGCGACGGTTTAGCCTGCCCGCCGTGGCGCCGCTGTACGCGGACGCGATGGAGATGTTGCACGGCTTGGCGATGGGCCGCGACTGGTACACTTATCCCGCGAGAATCTGATGCGCCTGCACTTGCTTGGCATCCCGCACACGGTCACCACGAAAGATTTCGCGCATTGTGCCTTTACGCAGAAGGTCTACAAGTTCTCGCGGATGATGGTCCCGCTCGGCTACGATGTCATCCACTACGGCGTCGAGGGGTCGGACTCTGGAGCGTCCGAGGATGTGGTGCTAATGGGGCAGGAGGAACACCAGCGGCTCCTCGGGCATCCGTACAACCACGACCCGGCGGCGTTCTACGGCAATGACGCGCAGGCCGACTCCGAGGTGTATCGGCAATGGAACCTCTACGCCCGCGACGAACTGAAGGCACGAGTCAAGCCGGGCGACTGCATCCTGCTTCCCTTCGGTCACGCCCACGCGCCAGCCATCCGCGACCTGCCGAACCTCAAGGCCGGGGCGTCGGCGGTGGAGTCGGGCATCGGGTACTTCGACACGCTCCTGCCGTGGCGCATCTACGAGTCCGAGGCCGTCAGGCACGGGTGTATGGCAAAAGAGGGTCGGGCTGGCGTCCACAGCAGTAGCTCACGGCTAGAGTTTGTGGTGCCAAACTCGTATGACTGCGACGAGTGGCCCGAGGGACCAGGCGGCGAGGCGGTCGTGTTCTTGGGTCGGCTGACCGAAGGCAAGGGCGTGCCGCTCATTCTGGAACTGGCGCGGCTCCGGCCTGATGTGCCGTTCGTGCTGGCGGGGCAGGGCGACCTTACCCAATTCGGGGACATTCCTACCAACGTTGAGTATGTCGGGCCGCTCAACGCAGAGCGGGCGGCGTACTTGGGTAATGCTAGAGCAATCATTGCACCATCTCACTACATCGAGCCGTTCTGCGGTGTGGTGGTGGAAGCGGCCCTCTGCGGCACCCCAGCCATTACGTCGAGCTTCGGGGCGTTTACGGAGACGGTCGCGCAGGACCGGACGGGGTTTCGCTGTCAGACCGTGCGGCAATACTTGGATGCCATCGACGCGGTGGCGGGCTTGAACCGAAAGGACGTTCGCGCTAGAGCAAGACGGCTGTACGGACTTCGCTCGGTCGGGCGGGCCTACGATGTGGCATTCCGCGTCATCGCGGAACGAACGAAGGCTGGCGCATTTCCATCAACCGGTTGGAATAGTTGACGATGCCTGCCAACGCCCATAACTTTCCCGTTATGCAAACCTCCCCGGTCGCCTCCCTGATTGCCGCTGTCGCCACCGCTGGTGGGGCGGCGGTCACGCAGGTCGAGACGGCGGGGACTGGCTCACCGTATGCGGTCATCTTTATCAACCTTATCGTCACGCTCGTCGTGTCGGTGGCGGTGCTGAAGTTCTGGATGCAACGGCTTGACCAGATGCAAGAGACGATGCGGCGGGAGATGCGTGAGGACTTACGCGAGATTTATGGCCTGATGCGGGATACGTCAGAGCGGGTCGCCACCCTCGAAGGCGTCATCAAGCGGTAATGCTCACCAAACTTGGTGGTCGGAAGTTTGCCCTGTCGCTCATAGGCGTCGGGGCGATTTGTTTTCTGGCGGTGCTGGGCAAAGATGTCGCGGCGTTTGGGTCTATCGCACTTATCGTGACGGCGTATAGCGGGGCCAACGGGTATATCGAGGGGCGCTATGCCTCGCATCGACAGTCCGAATCACAGTAGTCGGCCCAACGAGGCGCGGCCTCGGGTCATCGTCCTGCACGCGACCGGCCCCGGCGCCCTGCGGGGTATTCTGGACTGGCTCAAGACGCCAGCCAGCAAGGTCAGCTACCACGGCCTGATTGCCTCCGACGGCACGTACTACAGCCTCGTCAGCCCCGAGCGGGCCGCGTGGCACGCCGGCGTTTCGGAGTGGGGCGGCGTCAAGAACATCAACGGCATCTCCCTCGGACTAGCATTTGTCAATCCCAATGACGGTGTGACGCCCATCACACCCCAGCAAATCGCCATTGCCAAAGCGGTCATCCAGTATTGGCGGCAGAACTATCCCATCGAGGCCGTCACGACTCACGCCGCTGTTGCAACGCCAAAGGGCCGCAAGACGGACCCCGAACACGTACCGAACTTCCGCCTCTTGGACTTTGCGTGACGGATGACCGGCTTTTTACCCTTGCGCTGGTCGCTATTGCCGTTGGGCTACTCCTACTGCCCTCGGGCGGGGAAAGTCCGTCAGACGCCCGTATAGCGCAACTGGAGGCCACCGTGGAGGACTTGCAGACCCAGTTAGACAATGCGCGGCGGAAGTCCGATGGCGCCGCCCAGCGGGTGCAGGTACGTCGGAACGCCATCAAGACGCCCGACTTCCGGCTGTCCGTGGACTCTGCGATGGCGGTCGCGCTCGATACCTCTGCGACCATCAAGCAACTGCGCGTCGCGCTTGTCAAAACGGTGGAGGAGGCCGAGGCGTATCAACGACAGGTATTGCGTTATCAAGAGGCTGTTGACAGTTTGTTGATAGCGCACGTGCAGGAGCGGCAAGCGGTTACCGTGCAGATTGACACGTTGACCGCGTTGGCGCAGGCGCGTGGGCCGATGCGGTGTGCCATCTGGGGTGTGCCGTGTCCCAACCGAACGACCGCGTTCTTGCTTGGCGTGGGGTCGGCCCTTCTCTTGGCAGTCGCGGTGGCATTCTAGGAGATGCCCACGATGCCAAACTGTGTCCGCGTAATCTGCCCCGACTGCGGTGGCACCTCAACCGATGTTCATTTCCCAGCCTGCGGGTGGTGCTTGGATGGGGGGTTCGTCGATGTTGACCGCAACGATGACGGCTCCGTTCCACTCCTTCACCCGGATGGACGGATGATTCACCTCTGGTCTCCCCCCACCTCGCCGTTCGATGCCATTACGCCACGACCATATCGCGTGGTCTAAACAGGAGTTGGCGCGTTGTGCGTCGTTGACCGCGCAGGGTTTAAGTGCGGAGGACACGGCGAAGCGCCTCAACGCTGAGTTCCACGACGGCAACCCTGTTAGGCGCGAGGCGTCGGTCAAGATGGTGCGGCAGAAGCACGGCTGGAAGGTCGGGCCAAAGCCGAAGGCTCCTCTGCCGGATGTGCCGGGGAAGGAGACGGAGCAGGAGGTCCAGCACTCCGCAAGCGAGGCTGGCATTGAGGCCAGAGCCAACGGCAAGCGCATTAAGACGGTCGAGGACTTGCTCGCGCACATCGGCGCTGACCTGACGAAGTTTGAGGTGTCGGAGAGTCAGGCGACCAAGTACGAGGTGGCGACCAAAGACCCCGCGACCGGCAAGGTCAGCACGACGGAACTGCACCGCGTGTTCGTCAAGCTGAAGCCAAAGGCGGGGCCAAACGTGCTAGAGGCGGTCGAGGCTATGATTGCCGGGGCGTATAGCAAACGCCATACACCCATAACGCGGCGCGTTACGAAAGTCACAGGCGAGACTTTACAGGCGCTGGTCTTGGCGGACCCGCACATTGGCAAGTATGCGTGGGGCAAAGAGACGGGCTGGGAGGACTACGACATCTCCATCGCTACGCGGCTAATCCGCGAGTCGGTAGCCGAACTGCTCGACACCAAGCAACCCGCTGGCAAGCTGGCCCTCTGGTGCTTGGGCGACCTGTTGCACTACGACACGCCGCACGGCACCACGACCAAAGGCACCCCGCTGGACCGCGACGGGCGAGTCGAGAAGATGCTGGAGGAAGCCGTGGCTACGTTGTGTGATGTCATATCTGACATGGCCCAGCGGACCACAACCGAGGTCGTGCTCGTCCCCGGCAACCACGATGCGGTGATGACCGTGGCGCTTCGGCAAATCCTCTCGGCGGAATTCCGTGGTCACCCGAACGTCACCATAAACACAACCAATACCACCCGAAAGTATGTCACGCACGGGCGGTGCCTGATAGGATTAACCCACGGCGACAAGGCGCAGAAGCACCTCGGGGAATTGATGGCGCTTGAGGCCCGTCAACATTGGGGCGAGACCCTACTGCGTGAGGTACATCACGGACACCGGCACTCCGAAGCGGCGGTCACCACGGTCGGCGGCGTGACGATTCGTCAACACCCGGCCCTCTGCCCGCCTGACGGTTGGCATGCGTCCGAGGGTTACGTTGGCGCACCGCGAGCGATGGACTCTTACACCTACCACGCGGACGGCTATCTTGTAGGTATGACGCGAGCCACGGTAAAGCCCTGATGGACCGGCCTGTCTGCCGCGACTGGTCGCCCATCCCCTGCCCAGAGCGGAAGGCGGCTCGGGACCGGGGCGAGATTGGCTACCTCTGGGGGCTAGGCTGGGTCTGGTGGAAGTCAAAGGACGTACTTACACCGTGGGTACGCTGTCCGTGGTGCGACGGCTATCTGCCGTCGATGGAGAAGATTGTGCGGAACGGAATCCTGTATGGGTGGCCCGATGGCGAGGCGTAAGACGAACCCGTTCACCAATCGTAAGGCGACCGTCTCCGTCCACCGGAACGGCCTATCCATTGAGATTGCGGATGTGCAAGCGACGGACTCCGGGGCGGTTGCCAAAGAACTGCTGGATATGGTCAGAACATTGATTCAGGCCGGGTACGAAGAACTTATCGTCGATGCCGGTTCTCTGCATGGCGGCGGGTTTGAGACGCCGGACGAGGAGGGGATTGAGGACTGGGTGATGCCGCCCGAGGCCAAGCGCAGGCGAATCGGCTTCACGGCTTGACGTAGCGAGAGATAGCATTAGATTGGTCTGTGCGGTGTCGTCGAAAGCATCGCACTTGTAGTTACAAGTGATGGCCCCGGAAGTATCTCCTGCTCTTTCCCTCTACGGGGGTCGAGCCTTTCGACAGGAGAGAACCCGGGGCCGTTTCTTTTGTGTTATGGCAGTCATCGTACTGAACAACGGCGAAATGACGGTTGCGGCGACCCTTGCCACGTTGCGGCAGGGCGTGAACCGGGAAGTGGGGATTGCGAATCAGAAGGCTGGAAAGCAAGACCCGATTACGACGGAACTAGTCGGGCTGTACGCGGAGTTGGCGTTCTCGCGCTGGGCGAATGTCGCGGCTGATTTGTCGACGCACCTCCGCCGAGGGAGTTATGACGCGACCTACTTGGGCTACACGGTCGACGTCAAAGGCACGCGGAGCAAGACCAGCCCGCTCTACCTCGACACCCGGCCTGACAAACGCCCCGACATCTACGTGCTGGTGCAGGTCGAGTACGCCACCTGTACGCTGGTCGGCTGGATATTCCGCGAACAGGTCTGCGAGGTTACGGGCGAGTTAGAGCCGAAGGTAGTGGAGCGGGCCGACCTGTACGCGATGGAGGCGCTGATAAACCTCTAACGCTGGGACAGCGGGCCTTCTCTCGGTCTCCCGCTAGTCAGTCGTTCGGACGGCTGACAAACAATCCTGACCGTGCCTGTCGCACCCAATCACAACAAATCCACGCTCTGCCAGCCTGCAACGTGGTCGGTCGTTTTGGGAAGTCGATGGGGAGCTACACGGGGTGACAACGGCCCCGCAGGTTTCCGGTCGAAGGGGTTCTACCTGTGCCGGGGTAGACACGCAGACCGCCCCACCGTTGGCCTTCCGCCCACTTCCTGCCTTACCCGCCTTACGACCGGGAATGGCCCCGGCATATCCAGTTGCTCAAACTGTAGCATTTCGCTATATATCAAACGCAAGCTCCCCGTTCTCCGTGTCGGGGGATACTGAAGATTCGGGACTTGCCAAACCCGTCCGCCCTGACCGGCTGGCGGGTTTGTTTTTGGCGCCTATTGACAGATTCCCGCCTTTGGCATTACTCTATTGGCACCCCCCTCACACGGAGACCCTATGGAAACGGTCGGTTGCCCCACGTGCGGTTTGCCAATGCAGGTGAGCGTCTACTACTCGCCGCCTGAACCGTCAGTCGGTTTGTCGCATGACTACGAGGTCACCATCGAGGACGCCGAGTGCGACCACGACCTCACGCAGAAGCAAGAAGAAGAACTCTTTGACGAACTTTGGGACCGGGCGCAGGAAGCCAAAGCCTCGCACTACGAGGATGACCGCTACGCCCGAGGCTACGATGACCTCTGACCGCGTGAACGTAGTGCTGGCGCAAGTCGAGGGCTTCCGTCAACGCTTGCATGATATTCAGCGCGAGATGGACCCGCTGATGGACCAATACGAAAACTTGAAGTCGATTCACAACCGGGACGATGAGCATTTGCACGATGCATTGGCGATGGTCTGGAATGCGTGGTGGGATATATCCGACACGGTAGGATACCTTCGGGCGGCACAACGTCGCCTCCGCGACGAGGACGGCATCCTCGCAGACGCAGAGTAGGAGAGGCAGACAATGGCAATTCTCAAGTTGCAGAACGAAGGCGACTCGCACACGATGACCGTGACCGAGTGCAAAACCGTCACCGGGAACTACGGCGAGCAGGTGCTATTCTCGGACGGCTCCGACACGCTCTACCTTCCCAAGCAGTCGGCTGACCGTCAACTTGACCGGCTCGGGTTGGACGAGTCGAGCGTGGTGGGGATGAACCTGACGTTCAGCCGCGACCCGAACCCGAAGAAAGGAGCCAAGCCATACTGGGGCATTAGCTACGCCGGGACCGAACCCGCCCAGCCCAAGCCGACGGCTCGCGTGGTTCCACAGGCGGTACCAGCTACCCCCGGTGGCGTCCAGCCGCGTCGAGATGCGATTCTGGCGCAGTATCTTATGCTCTGGGATACGGTCGCTGGACACTTTCAGGTGGTGTGCGACAACCGCAACATCACGCTGGATGCGGCGGCGATTCAATCTGCGGCGGCGACCATCTGGATTAGCTGGAAGGACAAAGGCATACAGCCTGACGGCCTTGACGCGAAGCCTGTCGAGAAGGCACCGGAGGTCAAGATGCCACCGGTCTCGGGCAAGCGGCTGGCTCCGCCTGACTTCAGCAAGATTCCGCCGCCGGATGACAACGATATGGACGATTCGCTCCCGTTCTGACCGATGAAGCGCATCCGAGCGGACCACGAATGGTACGAACTCCGAGGGGCGCGGGTTCGCGTCTCTCGGGAAGTTCGGGACTGCGATATGCAAGACCACGATGGCGATTGGCGTGGGGCTATTCAGGCCGGTGATGTCTATGCGTGGATGTCGCACGGTCTCAACGTCTGCGCCCAACACTTTAACGCGGGGGATGTTATCGATGGATGACACGCTTGATATGTTCGCCGCCATCGAAGCCAGAGATGCGGCAATTATGGAGGCCGATAGCGCCGTCAAGCGCGGCATCGGCGGAGACGAGTTGATTGGTCGTATTACCGACCGCATCGTCAAGACGTATTTGGCGGGCGAGACGTTCTCGGTAGATGATGTCGGCCTAATGCTGGACGAGGCGGGGGTACCGAAGGATGCGGAGACCCGTCGCCGGATTGCTGGCACCATCATCAACCGAGGCAAGGACCGGCTCTGGCAACACTCTGGCTACACGACTAGCAAAGACCCACGCCGCAACGCTCGGCCTGTCGCGCTTTGGCGGCGGCTGTCGATACACGACCCGATGCGCGGCGTCCCCCAACCTGCCCGATTGGGCCGGAGTGCTATATGAGCAAACATGAATCGATTGATGGTGGGATGTTTGATAACGTGACAGGCGTTGATGGCTGGAAGGCCGAGGTCGAAAGTTTAGCGTTTGCTGGATGCACGGGATACGACCACGGCTGGGGGGAAGATGTCTGCACCTATGTTATCGACAAACTTATCGACGCCGTGCGCAAAGATGAGCGGCAGAAGATGCATGACCTCTGGAAAGGGATGCTCCCATGAAATGGCGCTGTGAAAACGATGAACCAAAGTCGATTGCTGACCTACAGGCCGAGGAACCGATGGTCGAATGGCGCGATACGTTCCGTGGAAGTCGTGTCGAGCATCGGTTCTATCCGCACCAGTACGCTCGGGTACTCGTTGCCAAAGGCACGCGGCAGGGGTGGAGCGATGTCTGACCCTATGTTCTTTGAGTATCGCGGTGTCCCGGTGCATCAGAACGGGTACGTAGGCGATGTCTTTCGGGCGCTGTTCCGCACGTTCAAGCCAGTCAAGGTGCTAGAGATTGGCACGGCAGACGGTGGGCTGACCATCCTCCTCCGCGACCTACTCGACGAAGCGAGACTCAAGGCGACGGACCTGTGGACCTGCGACCCATCCGTGCGAGAGCGGCCCCACTTGGTGCATCCCGGCATCATGTATTACGCCGTAGACGCGCTCAACTCGACGGTGCTGGAGTACCACGTGAAGTACGCCGAAGGCCCTGCGCTGGTTCTGTGCGATGGGGGCAACAAGCCAGCGGAGTTTAACAAGTACGCCAAGTTCCTGCGGTCAGGCGATGTGATTATGGCCCACGACTACGCTCCCGACCACGACACCTTTAAGAAGGTGATGCAGAACCAGCATTGGAACTGGTGGGAAATCAACGACAATGACATCGCCACGGTTTGTCAGACGCACGACCTTGTGCCGTTTATGCAAGAGGAGTTTCAGCGGGTCGCGTGGTGCTGTCGGAGAAAGGCGTGAAGCGCACCCCCTTCAAGCGTAAGAAGCGCCTGACGAGCAAGGTCAAGCCAAAGCCGCGTCAACGCATCAAGGCCAAGCCGCGTAGCTCCGTGGAGTTTCAGCGGGTCTATGGCTCCAAGCGCCGGGTCGAGTTCGTTAAGCGGATGGGGTGCTGTGTGTGCGGCAAGACGCCTTGCGAGAACGCACACATCAAGTCGGGTGGGATGGGACGCAAGGCGGACTACCGCGACATCATCCCGCTCTGCTCGGCCTGCCACCGGCTTCAGCACCAGCACGGATGGAAGGCCATTAAGCTCGACCAGCAGTTGCTTGAAGGGCTGGCCTATATGACGCAGGTGGCGTGGGCAACGAGGCCAGCAGACTAGTGGTATATGTATACCAGTTAGGCCATCAGATATGCTATAAAGGGTATAGATATGCCAGTTAGCTTGGACACGTTCTGCAAGGCGAAGGGCTTGCCGGTTCCGGTGGCAGAGTACCGTTTTCACCCGACCCGCAAGTGGCGGATGGACTGGGCATGGCCCGAGCATCGCGTGGCGCTAGAGATTGACGGCGGCGTCTGGGTGCGAGGGGCGCACGGCAGAGGGACGGGTATCGTGCGGGACCAAGAGAAGGGGCGGGAGGCGGCGGCATTGGGCTGGCGCGTCTTGCGTTGTCAACCGAAGGAGTTGTTTACCGCGTCAGTCATTGACGCACTCACCCGCGCCCTCAAGTGGCGCATTACGGAGGAAGGATGACCGAAGGAACGATGTCGATTTCAGAAGCCGCCAAGATGCTCGGCCTCTCGCGTCAAGTCATTTTTGTCTGGGTCAAGCGCGGCAAGCTCCCGGCGGTCAAGTCTGAAGGCAAGCGCGGCGATTGGCGCATCACGCGGTCCTCGGTCGAGGGAATGCTTGGCTCACCCGAGCTTGCTATCTCGCATCGCAAGCGTGGCCTGCTCATTGGCAAGCCAAAGAACCGGGCCGTTGCATATGCAACGGATATGCAAAGCGTTGGGGCGTAAGGGTTTAGGGGTCGCTATTGACAAACGGTGCGGGGGCTTTAGTTTCCATTGTGTCGGCAACGTTGCCGGCACTACCCCGACCGGAGAATGACGATGACTAACCGCAACGAAGTCGCAATGAGCCGAGACATCAGCATCGAAGTTTGGTTTGACAAATCGAACCGTTCGTGGTGCGGCGTATTGCGTGACAAAATCACAGGCGACCAGATTGATAGTGCGTGGTGGAGCGTCTCACGCGAGGAGGCGCTGGTCTGGGGCGGTGCGTATTACATCGCTCACGTTCGCGCTGATGCGCTGTGCCAGCCGGCGACGGTCTAACCAATTACCCCGACACGGAGAACAAACATGACCGCAGGTTACATCGCTCGCGCTATGCTTCAGAAGCACGGCCTTCGCTTGGCTCGCGTCAAGATTGGCGCACGGGCCTTCCGCTACGAGTACGTCCTGCCCGCCATCAAAGGCGGCTATGACGCGCACGACATCGCCCGCGCTACTCTCTGGCATTCTGTGAACCGCGCCCTCGACCGGGTTCCCGAATGACCGAGTGGTATGTGATTGACAACGAGGGCAACGTCGTGCGGACGGTCTATGCTCGGACCAAGACCGACGCACGGCGGGTCGTTGGCGACCGCAGTACGGTCATTTCAGCCTTGTCGTGGAAGTACGATTACCACAAATGGAGGCCGGTACGGACGGTCGCCACAGACAAGGTGCAGGTGCAAGAGCGGACGGGCGGACCCAAGTTGTCTGCCGGATTGCTTGGCACGGCACACGCGGCACAGGCGCTTGGCATCACGGCTCGACGCTTACGGCATATCACCGAACGCCTCGCCATTCAGCCCGAGCGAGTTGCGTATGGGTCGCGGGAGATTTATGCCTATACAGCCGCGCAGGTCGAAGCGATTCGTCAGCGTATTACCTCATCTCTTGGAGGCACAGATGATTGAGATGGTCATCATTGCAGGCGTCGTGGGGTCGGCAGTCGGTATGCTCGTCGCCAAGCTCTACATCGCCAGCGTCATTAAGGACAGGCACACCGATGCCTACGAAGAAGGCTGGTCGCACGGTTACGATGTGGGCCTACAAGCCAACCGCCCCAAGCGGACGCGCAAGCCAAAGACGGACCTATGATAATTCGTTGCCCGGTCTGCGACGATGGACGGACGGACCTCGCCGCCATCAAAACTCACAATATCCTCTGCGCCGAGTTTGGCGAGCGGTCCTACCCGGCTCCGGTCTATGCGTAAAGCTCTCGACATCGCCGCAACGGTTGCCCTGCTTCTCTGCACCGTTCCGCTTATACTCTTGCTCGCTCTCACGCGCATTCCGGCGAACTACCTCAAGCGGAGGAACTATGGCAGGGGACTTTGACATCGGCCCAGCCGACTACGAGGCAGACATGAGTGACAACGGCAAGGGCGATACGCCACGGCCTATCGTCGTAGACCAAGAGACCTACAAGAAGAATTGGGAACAGACGTTCCCGAAGCCCCAAGAGACGCTGGGAGACCCCGAGGAGTGACAATCCGCGCCTCGGTCCTTATCGCCTCACACCGTCAGCAATTCCTCCCGCGAGCGATTGCCTCGGTGTTTGCCCAGACCTTGCCCAAGTACGAACTCCAACTGCTCGTCAACTACTCGGCAGACCCCGCGCTGTTCCTGACCAACTGGAACGACCTCTGCTCGATTGCCAAAGGCGAGTACGTCTGCATCTTGGGCGACGATGACACGATGGAACCCGCGTATATCCAAACGTGTATATCGGCCCTCGACGCCTCGGGCGCGGATATCGCCTATACGAACGTGCAGGGCATCGACGCGCACGGCTACAAGACCGGCATCTACGAACCCCCCTCCGTCATCACGCTCGACACGATGCGACAGGGCAACAAGATTTGGTCTAGCTCCATCGTTAGGCGCGAGCTTTGGCAACGCATCGGCGGCTACGATATGCCCATCCCCTACGTCCACGACTACGACTTCTGGGTGCGCTGTCTCAAGGCCGGTGCCAAAGCAGAGTACGTGCCAATCATCGGCTGGAACCACTACGCCCACAACGAAGGCCGCGTCACTACGACCTCTGACAAGACCGAGGCGTGGGCCGCGTTTGACGCCAAGCATCCCGGCTTCCGATTGACGCGCTGACTCGTTATAGTAACTTTGATAATATGCCATTCCCGAAAGGACAGCCCAGACCGCCCGGTGCGGGACGCAAGAAGGGAACGCCCAACAAGGCGACCAAGACTATCCGCGAGGCTTGGATTGAGGCGTTTAACCTCGTCAACGAGCGCATCCCATTGCACGAGTGGGGGTCGCAGAACCCCGAGAAGTTTTACCCGCTCGCCACAAAGCTCATCCCGATTGACGTCACATCAGGCGACAAGCCGCTCGCCCCATCCTCTATCCGCGTGGAACTGGTAGCCGCCAATGCCGATGCCGACCCCGAATCCTGACGAGAGCAAAGAGGACTTCATCGCTCGTTGCCTTGCCAACCCGACGATGAACGCGGACTACCCAGACAATCCACAGCGTTACGCCGTCTGCCAAGCGCAATGGGATGAAAAGCGCGAGGGCAAGTTCACGCCCGGCGTGTGACAGCCCTCCACGTTCCCACCCCCAAAGCGTTCGGGTTCCTCTACACGCCGACCCTCGGGGGCGTCCGGTACCGCGTGGCCTTTGGCGGTCGAGGCTCGGCAAAGTCGTGGCAATATGCCCGCGCATTGCTTGTCCACGGCCTCTCCCAGCCCCTCCGCATCCTCTGTGCGCGTGAGTACCAAGCCAGCATCCGCGACTCGGTGCATCGGGTCTTGGCGGACCAAGTGACGCGGCTTGAGCTTGACAACTTCTACACGGTGCAGGAGTCGGCTATCCTCGGAGCCAATGGCACAGAGTTCTTGTTCAAGGGCTTACGCCGCGACATCGCGCAGATTAAGTCCACGGAAGGCATTGACATCTGCTGGGTTGAGGAGGCCGAGGCGGTATCCGACTCAAGCTGGCGCACCCTCATCCCGACCATCCGCAAGGACAATTCGGAAATCTGGGTGACGTTTAACCCGGCGATGGAATCGGACAGCACGTACCAGCGGTTTATTGTCAAGTCGCCAGAGCGGTCCATCGTCCGCAAGGTTTCCTACACGGATAACCCGTGGTTCCCAGCCGTGCTGAAGCAGGAGGCGGACGCTCTGCTCAAGGCCGACCCAGAGGCTCACGCGCACGTATGGGGCGGGAAGCCGTGGGCGCGGTCGGACGCGCAGGTGTTGGCAGGCAAGTGGCGGGTGATGGACTTTACGCCCGAGACGGGCTGGCAAGGGCCGTACTTCGGCGCGGACTGGGGCTTCTCGCACGACCCGACCGTCCTCATCAAATGCTACACGCACGACAATCGCCTGTACCTCGACGCCGAAGCGGGCGGCGTGCAGTTAGACACAGACGCCCTCGTTCGCGCCTTTGACAGCGTACCGGATGCGCGGGCCTTTGTCATTCGGGCGGACTCGGCGCGACCAGAGACCATAGCCGAGATGAAGAAGCGTGGGTTCCGGTGCGAGGGCGCACCCAAATGGTCGGGGTCCGTACAAGACGGTATCCAACACCTCCGCTCTTACACCGACATCGTAATCCACCCACGTTGCAAGCGAGCCATCGAGGAAGCCCGGCTCTGGCGGTACAAGACCGACCCGCGAACCGACGAGGTATTGCCGCATCTGGTGGCTGGCAATGACCACGTATGGGACGCCGTGCGGTATGCGTTAGCGCCCCTTATCAAGAAGGGGCCGTCGGTGTTTGTCGTGTAAGGGGTTGCGCGGTTGCTTGCTTTCGCGTTAGTGTTGTGCGTGGCAGACTCCTAACGCGGGGCCATCATTTGTCCGAACGCAAGTCCTTACTGTTGCGCGTGAGCGATGCGCTACGCGCCTTGTCAGGGAGTGGTGAGTCCTCCCGCTCCATTATGCCGGTGACGTACCCGAACTTTCCCAACGGCATACAGCAGATGCAGTTGGTCCGTACAGCGGACCCGAGCGAGTACCGCCGCGATGGACGGACTATCCGTGTGCAGGGCTTTAACGCCCATCCCGTCGTTCACGCTTGCATCCGGGTGGTCGCGGATATTATGGCCTCGGTGCCGCTGGTCGTGCTAAAGGAAAAGGGTAACTACGAGTCTCGCGTAGGCGATGACAACCCGCTCCAGAAGCTCCTCGACTACCCCGGCCCGCGCTTTACGGCCCGCCAGTTCCGCGCCAAGTTCGCCGTGGACTTCTTGGGCTACGGCAACGCGTTCTTCGTCATGGAGCGTCCGAGCGAAAACCGCCCGCCTGTGGCCCTGCGTCCGGTCAACGCCGAGTCGCTTCAGCAGGTCTGGATTGATACGGAGGGCGACCCGCGCCGGTACGACTACGCGAACTGGGCTGGCATCATCGTCAATGTGCTGACGGAGGATATGCTTCATTTCCGCGACTTGGAGATGGGGCGTCCGTTTGAGGCCGATGTGTTCGGCTATCCGCGTGGCGCGACCGCTATCGGTTCCATCTTGGCGGACAACGAGGCGACGCAGTACGTGCGGCAGGTGGTGACCAACGACGGCACCCCGACCTTCGCGGTGATTATGTCGGACGAGGCCACGACCGAGGACGCGGTGGCGATGCAGGACCGCTACACGGCCCGCGTGGTGGACCGAGGCAAGCGTGGTGTCCCCGCCTTCTTCGGCGCGGTCAAGGACATCAAGCCGCTCGGCTTCACGCTCTCCGACCTTGAGTTCCCCGACCTCCGCCGTGTGTCGCGTGAGGACATCTGCGCGGCGTTCGGCGTGGACCCTCGGATGATTGGTATTGCATCGGCGTCGAGCGACGGCGGGCTGTCGGGCATCCAGTATGCGGAAGCCCGTGCGCGGCTTGTCCAGCACACCATCGAGCCGCTGTTCTCGGCCTTTGAGGACGAACTCAACCATTGGCTCGCGCCCGAGTTTGGCGATGTCTGGGTGACCTACGACCACGACATCCTCCGCGACTTGGTTGAGAACGACACCGAGACCTCGACCCGAGTGCGGGCCGAGTTCGACGCCGGGCTTCGCACGTGGGAGGAGAGCCGCCGCGCCATCAAGCTCTCGCCGCTCCCCGAGCCGACCGACAGCCTGCTCAAGGTGATGGGGCGCGACCTCATCCCTGCCGCCGTCGCGGTCATCGACCCCTCGACCATCATGGACGAGCCGCCCGCCACCGACAACGAACCAGCCTCACCCGAGGCCCCGTCCAAGCCGACCACCGAGGTTGAGGTCGAGGAGGACGAGGAGGAAGAAGGCGAGTCGGAGGAGATGGAGGAGGAGGAAGCCGACGAGGAGGAGAGGGACGAGGACGAGGAGGAGGACGAGTCCCGCGCCGAGCCAATCACCAACTTCCCAGAGGACGGCAACGATAAGAAGGTCACGCTCCGCAACTCGCAATACGCCCTGTTCCCGGTCGGTGAGGCCGAGGACTTACAAGAGAACTTCCCCGAGATTTGGTCGAAGGGCGGCAACGTCAAGGGCAACGAGCAGTTCCGCAAGCTGGCCCCAATCGCCAAGCGTGGTGGCGTTCCTGACGGCGAGGCCGAGGAGAACGCCATTAGGCTTCGTGAGGCGTGGGTCGCCCGGCATCGTGGCGACTTCCAGCTTGCCGGAGTCGTGGCGCAGATTAAGTGGCTCGCGGTCGGTGACCGAGGGCTGGACCATATGCGGAAGGTCATCCGCGAGGCGAAGGACGCGCTCAAGGACCGAAGCCAGCCCGATGATGAGATGATGCGGAAGCGGGCTATCTGGGAGCGGGCCAACGCCGAACTCGACCGCACCGAGCAGACCTACAAGGCGACGGCAGAGGCGCTGTTCCGTGCCGAGCGTCCGAAGGTCACCAAGTCCATCTCGACGGCCCAGAGCTTTGCGGAGGCCCGTGCGCGAGTCCGTGCGGCATACACGCCCGGCGGCGACCTCGATGAGAACTGGCGCGAGTCCTTTACACCGCTCGTCTCCAAGACCTACGCCTTTGGCGCGAAGGAAGTCGCTGGGGCTGGGGCGTCCCTCGCCGCTGATACGGTCGAGGCGGGGCTGACCGGGCGGTCGGTCCAGACCGTGCGTGAGGCTATCCGCAAGCGCACCGAGCGTCTGTCACGGCTCATTGGCGACACGACCGCGAAGGAAGTGTTGGCGGTGATTGAGGCGTCGGAGCGGGGCGGACTGACGGTCACAGAAACCTCGCGCCTTGTGGCCCGTGCGGTCTACGGCGAGGACAAGGTGACCACGCGGTCGGACGCGATTGCGCGGACGGAAGCGGCGGGTGCCTTGTCGCAGGGGTCGTGGGACCAAGCGAAGGAGATGGGCGACCTCTACCGCTCGAAGGAGTGGCTGGCGTTTAACGATGCCCGCACGACGCACGGCCCAGAGGGGTGCGCGGGCGAAGGCCGTATCCCCATTGACCAGCCATTCCGCTCGAACGGCCTAATGTATCCGCTGGACCCGATGGGGTCGGCGTCCGAAGTCATCAACTGCCGCTGTGTGTTGGCGTACAGCGACCTCCCAGCCTAACCCGAGTATTGACGCATGGCAGACCTCAAGATTAGTCAGCTCTCCGATGGTGGTGCTTCACAAGCGACCGATGAATACGTCATCGCCCGTTCTGGCGCGAACTACCGCATTGACGGCGCCAGCGTAGCGGCGGCGGCAACCTCGGTCGGCACCCTGACCTCGCTGACGGTGAGCGGGAACCTGACCGTCGATACCAACACGCTGTTTGTCGATTCTGCCGCGAACCGCGTGGGGGTGGGGACGACGAGTCCGGGATGGGAT